TATCGTCCCTTCCAGCAGAAAGACCGCTTTCTCTCAGCAGGAAGACGAAAGAGAACTTGAAATCTTTGAGAGATATACAAAGATAATGATTCCTTACTATAGGGTGTTTGATCCTTTTACTGAGACAGAACACGTCTTTAATGATCCTCAATATTCAGACTATAGAGAAAAAAATGCAGTAATGGTAACTGGGAAGGCTGGATCTAAGATATTTACCGATGATGAAACGGTTGCTAAGTATTTAACACTTATGGAACAGCTTGGACCCAAGTATCACCTTGTAATGGATCCAAATTCAGGTCAACCAGTTCCTACTCCCGGAAGAGAAGATATTAACTCTATTCCTGAAAGTGAGACAACAATTGATCCGCTTATGCTTGGAGACCTGATAGATGAAGAGAAAATAATGGTAAATAAGGTTGAGGTCTATAATGTTAAGCAATGTGTAAATGTTGGAGACGAATACTTGTTTAGCACCATTCTCCCAATAGAGGACTATCCAATTGTCCCAATGATGAACGGATACAACAGGAATCCTTATCCTATGAGTGACGTAAGGCTTGTGAGAGGACTTCAAGAGTATATTAACAAGATAAGATCCCTGATAGTTGCTCATGCAAGCAGTTCAACCAATGTTAAGCTCTTAATACCTCGCGGTTCAATGAATAAAGAGAAGTTAGAAGAGGAATGGGGTAGAGCAGGTACTGCTGTAATAGAATTTGATCCAGAACTTGGTAAACCCATAGTCGCTGGTCCCGTACCTCTTCCAAATGAGCTTTATAAAAATGAAGCAGAGGCAAAGAGAGATGTTGAAAATATTTTAGGGCTTTATTCCACCATGCAGGGAAGTATGGAAAAGTCTCCAGCTACATTTAAAGGAACAATAGCAATAGATGAGTTTGGACAAAGAAGAATAAAGTCAAAGAAAGATGATGTAGAATCCTGTCTTAATCAGATTGCAAAAGCAGTTGTTGGTTTAATTCAGTATGTTTATACAACTGAAAAAACAATGAGACTTCTCCAGCCAAATAATAAACCAAAAGAAGTCAAGATCAACGAAATACTGTATGATAATATTACAGGAGAAATGTTTGGCAAACTGAATGACATTACAGTAGGAAAATATGATGTCATTGTTGTTTCTGGATCTACACTCCCATCTAACAGGTGGGCAAGATTTGAGTACTACATGGAGCTCTATAAGAACAAACTCATAGATCAAACAGAAGTTTTAAAGCAAACTGATGTTGCTGATATGGAGGGAGTTCTTGAGAGAGCCGGACAAATGCAGAAGATGCAAAAAGCTCTTAAACAACAAGCTGAACAGATCAAGAGCCTAAAGGGAGACCTTCAGACTGCACAGAGAGAATCTGTACATGATCGTAAGCGTGTAGAAATAAAAGAGTTTGAAAAGAAATTAGCCAAGGCTGAAGCTAAGGCTGAGATGATAACATCTGTCTATAGAGCCAATGCTGCTGAAGAGCTGAATAAGCTAAAGGGCATTGCTAAGCGGGCAGAAAAAGAAACCAAGTCTCCTCCTACAGATGAGGAGATCCTTGGATAACGGTTGCTGGGTAACCAAATCGTGAAAGGATAAACAATGGACGAAAACATAAATCAAGTTAATAAAGACCAGTTTGGTTTTGCAACAGAGAACCCAAAGATGCCTATTGAAGGTGTAGAGGTTCCAGCAGGTGACACTCATTCTCCTCCAGAGAATACGGTGGATATAAACCAACCTCTTTTTAGCGAAGAGCCTATATCAGAACAACAGGCTGAGACAACAGAAAGTTCTGAAACATCTGCAAAAGAAGACCCTAGTAGATTTGAATACTGGCAAAGTCAGAGTGATAAGGTATCGGGAGAGCTAAAGAATGTTAGAGAGGAATTGGATTATTATAAATCTCAGTTTACTCAGGCACAGCAACAGTCATCGCCCCCTAACGGACAACCTCAGGGAGTCCCGCAGCAACAAGCGGCTCCTGCAGAGACTTCGTTAAGGCCGCCTAAAAAACCGCCCAAACCAGTCAACTATAATGAGGTCGATGCGTATAATGATCCCGAAAGCATATCTTTCAAATACAGGCTGAATAAAGAACGTTTCAATGATGCTTATATTGGATATCTTGAATTAAAAGATAGACAGCGTGAGACTCAAATGAAAAGAGCATACAATGAACAGTTGGTGCAGCAACAGGCCCAAATGCTTCAAACCAATGCAATTTCTCATGCCCAGAATTCTTGGGGATGGGAAAATGGTAAAGCTCAGGAATTTGTTCAGTGGGCAACTGATCCTAATAATGTTACAATGGATCACCTTGCCAAGCTGTTTGAAATGAAAGATGGAGCGAGTCGGGATGTGGTTCAGCAAAAGGCAGCAGAAATGCAAAAATCAAAACAGGTACTCACAATGCCAAGGACTGCTTCTGTAGAGTCTGGTAAATCAGAGTCCCCAATGAGTGATGAACAAGCATTTAGTGCTGGCCTGCTGAACTTGAAAAGATAGAATAGGAAGGATATAAAATGGCAGCATCAACTGATGCCTATTCAAAAACCTTACTTGGTAGTGGAGTATTATACAATGATCGAAGAAACTTTTACATTGATCCTCAGGTTGTAAAAGAACTTTGGACTGACGTAGCTCCCTTTACCACGGTTATTTCAAACCGTGAAACCCGGAAGGTGGAGGATCCTCTTTTCAAAATGTTTGAACATAGGAATCCTTGGGTAAAACAAAAGTTCGCATTTAATGCGGGCGTAGCAATCCCAGATCCAGACACAGCTGACGGTTCAGCAGAATCAGCAGTAATAGCTGTAGATGGAATTGAAAACATGGAGTCAACAGCCGATCAGTCTTGGGAAGGACTAATCATTGAAGCATGGAATGCAGCTGAGACAACAAGAAAAGCAGTACTTCTTTGTACTGAAGGTGACGCAACTGGCTCTCCAAAGTTTAAAGCTCTTTGGACAAGCGATGACGGAGCCTATACAACAGTAGATGGAGACATCTGTCATGTCGTTGGTAATGCACACGGAGAAGGTGAAACTGCTCCAGAAGCATGGTCCGATGAACTGAGTGTTGTATGGAACTCAACCCAGATATTCAAGACACCCTTGAATATTACTGGTACTCTCTTAGAAGCTTCACTTCGTGGTGAATCTTCTGAGTTAGCTCGATTACGTGCACAAAAGAATCAGGAACACAAAATGCAGAAAGAAAAATCATTTCTGTATGGTGTTCGTGGTGATACAGCTGCAGCTGGTGGTACCGGATTAGCCTCAGGATCATCTGAGACTTTCGCTGATGGTGGTTTTACTGGTGCTGGTGGCGGTAAAGTAAGAACAACCTACGGGATTGTATCTGCTTTAAACGCTTACGGTGCAGCAAGTGGAGACGATCAGTCTGTATACACTATTTCAGAAGCAACGTATACTTACGCAAACTTCGTAGACGACATGGAAAAGGTTTTCCAGTACGTCCCTGAAGCTGGTGTAAAGCGTGCTTTCTGTGGTGGTGGTGCACTTGGATATTGGTCAAAGCTAGCTGGTACAACAGGAATAGCTGGAACTTCAGGTTGGACAGTTAACTTAAGTGATATGAGACGTGATTCTCTTGGATTTAATTATAAAGTCCTTGAAACGCCTCATGGCATCTTACAGTTAATTCCAACGCCTGCACTTCGTGGGCCTAACAATAAGTATATGCTTGTTGTTTCTGAGGAAAATCTGTTTCATGCTCAGTACCGTCAACCAATGTTCCAAGCTAACATTAAAACAGATAATGCCTATGACGGAGTAAAGGACCAATACTTCTCTGACGAAGGACTTGGTATTACTCTGATAGAGTCGCATAATCTGTTTAAAATCACAGCATAAGGAAGGAGTAGCAGATGGCTAGACCTTACTTAGGTGGATCAAGTGCTGCAAGCGTAAGCAAAACTGCAAGCTTTACTATCGGAACATCCGATCACGGAAAAACGTTCATTTTATCTGGTGGAGCAGTTACCGTTACGCTACCTACTATGTCAAGCTCCTTTGCCGGATCTAGCTTTAAAGTTATATCTGGCGATGATAGCGAGCATGTGATATCTGGTGGTGCAAGCTTAATCTACTATCATGGTAGTTATGGAACTGATCACTCAACACAGACTGGTAGAGACATACACGAAACTGTATCATCTCTTACATTAAATGCTGGTGCAATTAATGATACGATTGATATTTTTTGCGATGGTACCTACTGGTTATGCAGTGGTTCAACAAAAGCTACTGTAGATGCTGGTTAATAATCAAGTCTAACAGAACTAGGGGCAGGTCGTATAAAGGTCCTGCCCCATATCTGTTTTAAAATTAAAGGAAATTAATGGAAACATTTGAAGTACAAGTAGAATCTTTAACTGGACTGGATATTGGAGCTTCGACTTTTCCAGACCAAGATAATCTTACACAATATCTTATTGACGGTGTTCTTGACGTTACAGAGAAATGGTTAAGAAGAAACCCGCAGGATAAAGAGCGTTTTATGACAGTTACTGCGGAAGGAGCAAGTCAGGGAGTTCTTAGTACTGAGGCTCAGATAGTATCTGTTGTAAGAGAATCTGGTACTAATAATGATTGGATTCCATGTAAAAAGATTGGCCTTGCAATGCAGGGACCAGCCGCTAATACTGATAGTATATACTTAGCAAGTGCAAATGATCCTGTGTTTGCTATAGAATCAAATGGAGTTGTTAATG